ATCTAGTAATTGAACCATTCTCGTGTATCAAGAATGCTTCGAAATTGACTTTTGGAAATTCTTTTTTGAGTGCAAGAAATGATTGAAGATTCTTTACAGCGTCATCAAACATTCTCGCAACTGTATAATTTCCTTTTTGTAGATACTCAGAAGTGATCTGTGCTTTTGCAGCGGGGCCAGGTATACTTCTATTGCCTGCACGTTCTACATGAACACGATTAATATCGAATCCATATTTCTTAAATGTAGCTAGGAATAGTTTTTTATCATCTAGATCAGCTCTAGCTGTGATGATAATAATTTTTTTCTGAGGACTATCTCTGAATTTACTCAACATCTTCTTTGCTGTTTTAAATACAGTATCGACAGGACGCGCAGTGGCGTTAAATACTTCAGCCGAACGAAACTCGGAGAAGTCGAATTCTTCTCCAGATTTTAATTTGTAGACATTAAATTCTGCTGGTGTTAATGTTCTAACACGTCTATCACCTTTTACAACGAACACTTTAGTTGTTGTGCGAAATAAAGTGTCATCAATGTCCCAAATAGTTAAGGACGATACACTCATATCTTCTGCGATGAATTCTGTGAATTTTAACATACACTTATTTATAATAGCACAACAACTATTTTTTCTTGTGTATGAATTTCATATTCCCTGTTTCTTTAGCCCACGAAATAATTAAATTTCTTTGCAGTTTGTATGCTTCTTTTTCCCAAGGCAAATCTTGATAATCAGTTTTCTCTACATTAATTTTTCTTCGTTTCCATCTAGTAATTTCTGGACGATAAGTGTAATCATAAAGCTCACCTTTAGCGAATTGTTTCATATGAACCAATTCGTGGCTTAATGTAATAAATTGTTGGAATCTCGTCATACCAGAATCTATGCGTATCGTAAACATTCTTGGCGGAGAGCTATCGTCTTCCCAGCCACAATCTCCATAAACGAACTCTTTCTTACAGAGATCCTTACAAAATATTAGATGTATAGATATTAATTCGGAAAGTCTACTACCAAGAAGATGAGCAGATATCCATCGCGTAGCTGATCTAAATTGCTTCAGAGTTCCTTTCGGAGCATTTCGCACTGATAATATCGAATTCCTCATCTAGTTCTCCATGAAGATATATCACTATTTATTATTCTTCACTTCTTCGTCTTCGATTTCTGATGCCTCATATCCGAATTCCTCAATAATTTCTTGCTCAACCCAATGTCTTTTTTGGCTTTTAGCAAAACTACGATTGGAATTTTCGTCTGATTCGTAGCGTTCTTTTCTCCAAGTTTTTCCCATATTACATCCTATTTAAATCCGCTGAAGTCTTTACGACCCATTTTTTTAGTAGCCCAACGCATGGAATCTTCTTCATTCGCACGCGACCCAAACTTACTCTTATCGAACGCTGGCTTATCGACAATAAGATCTTCTTGTGCTGACTGCTCTACATCATATAATCGAAACTTAGATCTATCAATACCGACAACGAACTTAGAGTGAATCGTAAGATCGTTGTATCGATTCTTTAATTGCTTAATCATTATTTGATTTAAATTTTGCAGTTCATCCGATGATATAAGTGCTATCATGAAATCTGCTGTGGCTGGGAGACCAAAGGATTCTGAGGTATCAGTTAAATCCGGATCTGAGTTACTGAAACCAGATCGAGTTGTTTGTGTTGCGCTGACGATAGGAACATTAAATTCAACTGCCAATCCTCTCAATTCTTCCGCGATAGATTTAATATAAGTGTAGCTATTTATATTTGCTCCAGGTTTAACTCGCGAAGACATAGAGATATTCAGATAATCTAGATAGATTATATCTGGTTTGAATGTTCGCTTTAGATTTAGTTCATTGAGTAGATGGCGGAAATGACCAACGTGAGCAGTTGCTGTTGGATATTCCTTGATGATGAGTTTTCCAACAGTTTTTGCGCGGACCTTAGAAACTTTTGTTTCATACAGATCTTTGGAAAGATTAGCTAGATCTTCACAAGAAACATTTAGAAGGTTTGCATCAATACGTTCCGCAATCTTTTCTTCAGCCATTTCCATGGTGATATAAAGAACATTCTTTCCGAGCATCATATTTGCTGCTGCGAAATGACACATCGCTAGAGTTTTACCAACGCCAGTTCCAGCCATAACAATGTTCAATGACTTCTTAGAAAATCCACCGCGAGTTATCTTATTCATCATATCTAAATCGAAAAGAACTTTCTCTTCAACGCGATGATAAAAATCATATCGCTCTGCAAAGTCCTCTAGAAAATCATGACCAATATGATTATCGAAAGAGATGGCAAGAGCATCAGTCAATATCTGTGGGATATTACCTTTATCCTGATGCTTTTCCTTTCCATCCAGAATATGAATACTATCCATAATAGCATTATACACAGCTTTCTCCTGACAGAACTGCTCAGTTGTATTCAGCAACCAAGTTTCGTCAACCTTTTCTGGAGGAGTTAAGCTGTCGATGAGTTCTGAAGATTGCTTATGTTCAGATTCACCAACTCCGATTAAATTATTTAACTCAATTGAAAGTGCTTCTTTTGTTGGCAGTGAATTATATTTTGAAACGAAAGACTCGATCTGTTTGAAAACGAGCCTTTCGCTTGAATCTACAAAATACTTTTCTTTAAGGAAGGGAATAACTTTTCGTGCATAGCTATCATCATGCAACAGATGATTCAGTATCGTCGATTCGATTCTCATTTACTTTCTTCTGTGTAGTTTCAATTGATCCATCGTCGGACTTAGTTTCTTGTCCATATTTAAATTCACGAGCAGCTGCAACTTCTAATTGATCAAGGAGATCTTTTGTAAAGTATTTTTCTGGTTCGTCATTAATTGTTTTACCAAAAACTTTAGTTCCATCTGGAAGTTCGTAACGAGTGCTGACCTTCTTAATGATACCGTATTTTTCAGCAAGATCCAACAATCCATAATAGCGATCTAGACCTTTAGAATAAGATAGTTTAACATCAACCATCTTATTTTCTTTTGTCATTCGACTCTTGTGCATCTTGCAGTGAATGATATTGCCTACGACTTCAGTTCCCTCTTTATCTTTTTTCTTCGAGAGCATCACAATCTGTGATGCTGCGTATTTCAATCCTGATCCACCAGAGATTTCATTTGTGGGAAAGAAAGAACCGATGGAAGCATAGACATGATTTGTAACAATCAATGGAACATTAATCTTTGCAAGTTTCAATGAAAGAACTCGAAAGGTCGCTTTAGCCAAAGCTGCTTTGGTCATATCTTTTGTTTCTACACCTTCAGTAGAATCAGAAACTTCTTTTGTGCTAGATAACATACCAAATGAATCTAGAATCATCAGCATCGGAGGACGATTATCCTTTTCGATTTTTGCATAATTATCTAGAAGTTTAATTGCATGAGTTCTAAAATTCTGAATGGTATCAGTTTCAACAATGATGACTCGCTTTGTATCAATTCCACGATCAAGCATCATTTGTTTTGTAACAGCAGCTTCTGTATCATAGTAGAAAATTGCAGCATCTTTATTATCATCTAGAAACTTTTTAGCAATTCCTAGAACGAAAAATGTTTTTCCTGTAGCACTTTCACCTGCAAATGCAGTAATCTTATTATTCGGAACTCCACCAAAGATACTTCCGGTCAGAGCAGCATTGAGAATATAACTGCCAGTATCAATAGCTCCAGAATATTCTGAGGAATGTAAACCGTCGTCCGCCAAATGTGTATCAACATCGCCTAGGTCCTTAATCATCGTTTTAATAAAATCGTATTTCGACATATGAAACTCCTTGTATAAGTATATTATAAACTATATTTCGAGATATGTAAAGGCTTATTTTTTAGTTTTTGTTACAGTGACGTCCTGCATTTCAGTCCAATTCTTACCATCTGTGGCTACTGCATTCGCGTTACTCTTAAACCATCTCCTCGCATCCATAGAATATTTATTAGAACTATCTGTCGGTTTAGATTTCTGTGAATAATTAATATTGGCGGAAACTATGAGTAATAAAGCCAGTGGGTCTAATACTAAAACCAAAGCGATAATCATAAATCTTACAGCCTTCTCTAATATCTCTTTATTAGATTCTCCGTATATTAATTCAGCTACATAACGAATAGGTCCGACTTCTTTTTCGGCAGCCCGCATCTCTTTCGCTAGTGGCATCTTTTCTGTTTGAAGTTCATCAATAGACTTTTGCGCGTCTTTAATTTCTTTGTTTATCGATAGTCTTTCTTTTTCTTGATTCTTTCTATAACGTAATCCTTGTTCTGCATCTTTATCAGAAATTATTTTATTTACTGCAGAATCTAATTGATTGAGGGCGAGTGCACTAGTATTAATGCGACTCTTTT